GGTTATTCGATACTTCTCAGGAATTTCCAAGTATCAGTGCTTGTTCCAGCCCAAGCGGAACTGGGCAATGGACGTTAAGTGGTTTTGGGGCCCAACTGGGGCAGGTAAATCAAGAGCGGCTTCAGAATTAATGCCAGAGGCATATTATAAAGATGGCGGAACAAAATGGTGGGATAATTATAGTGGTGAGAGCGATGTTATCATTGATGATTTTCGGTTTTGTGCTAGCGATCGTGACGTTACGTTTTCTTATATCTTGCGTCTCACTGATCGCTACCCATTTCAGGTGCAAACAAAAGGTGGATATTGCGAATTTAGTGCTAAGCGCATTATATTCACATCACCGATGTCTCCTGAAGATGCTTTTCGCGACGTGTCTGAGTCTATTGCTCAGCTCATGCGGCGAATAACCGAAGTCAGATTTTTTGACGCGCCACCACCTACTAATATTATAAACTAATTTTGTAAAGTAAGTACAATTAATTCAAAATGTTATCTAAAGCCGAATACAATTTAAGAAAGAGTGCGTTAAAACGCCAATACCAGGACATGGTATTGCAACAAGACGTTAGTGATTTGAAAGAAAATCAATACGTCAAGGAATACATGGATCGTTCGGAGGCGCGTAAAGCGTTGAGAGGACGAGGTTTGTATGACGGACCAATGACTACTGGGCAGGGGTCTTACTCTTTAGGTAAATTGTGGCGTAAAAGTGGGTTAGGCAAAAGCTTAGCTGGTGCAGGCAGGCAAGTAATATCAGCTCTTGGTAACAGGGCAGCTGGATTTATTGGTAGCGGCGCATATGTAGACAATCAGTTAATAGCAGGGGGCCGTATGGCCCCTAGTGGAGCATTTGCGAACGATGAAACTGACTCTATAGTCTTAACTGATTGCGAGTATGTTCGTGATATATACGCTCCAACTATTGCATCTAACACCACTTCAGGCTTTAATACTCAAAGTATATCTATAAACCCTGGTTTATCCGATTTTGCACCACATTTATCTCAAATTGCTTGCAATTATAGCGAATATAAAATATTACAATGTGTTGTAGAATTGCGACCTCAAATTTCGGAAAGTACCGTTAATAACGGTATGACTGGTATGGCTATGGTAGCTACTCAGTATGCTCTCCGGGATAACTCAGATAGTTATTTTACGAACAAGGAGATGATAATGCAATATCACGGCTCTGTGTCGGGACGCATAACCGATCATATTCGGGCAGGTGTTGAATGCGATCCTTCCAAGATACGTGAAAATGATTACATCGTTCGTACAACCGGATTAGCATCTGATGAGTCTCTGAGTGACTTTGATCACGGTATGATCACCATTGCTACCAATAACATACCTTCGGAATTTAGTAATAAAGCAATTTATGAAATGTGGGTATACTATACTGTGGAATTGCGTCAACGTAAAAGCGGAGCTTTATGTTGTATAAATCAACAGGTTGATCAATTTGTTTGTTCCGGTTCATTTGCTGTGTTATCCAGTTCGGGAACATCCCATACTGCCACAGCATTTGTTACCGGACAACAAGGCGTCATGTACATGTCGCGTAACAGTTTAGGAGGCATGATCGAGTTAGCTACGGCCACAGGAGATAACAGAGATACCTTTTGGAAATATACGTTTCCAGCCCATAAAAATGGACGTTTTGAAATTAAATTATTGATTGAAGGTACATCGCTTGGTTCTCATGATACTAATAGTTTGACCACAACTGGTCAAATTAGAACCATTAAAGATATATATGGTGTTCCCAATGGTGTTGACGGTAGCGGAAGCTCGTCAGATACACCATATTATTGGAACTTTGTGTATAGTACAACTGGCGTAATTGCTATTGCACATGTGGATGTTAATTCTGCTGTCGCTGGTACAGCTAACAGTATCACATTGAATGTTAAATTTGCGACTGGCAGTACTATAACACAATGGGCCTTACATGTAGCTGAAATAAATAATGTTTTTTCCCAAAGTTATTCAACTGTAGTACCTGAATGGACCAATTCGACCGACGGTGTAGTATACATCCCGTAACGATACGGTTGAAGGTTTGTTGACACGTATCAGCTATGCTAGTATAGACATGCTTGATTGTCAAGACATCGATATGACTGGAAGGATATATCAAACCGGTTCAGGTACGAATACATTGAAGAACACGACATGTACAGGAACTCTGCGAACGGACATTATCACTAACCGTAGTAGTGGAAGTTTGCAAGTTACTGGAAATAGTAATGTGACAGGAGCTCTAACTGTTAACAGCCTGAACTGCACCAACAGTGCAGTAATCGGCAATATGTTAACAGCAGATATATTGAATACTCCAGTGTGTTACGCTGATAGTATAACCGGTGAACTAACTGGCAATGTCACTGGCAATACGACCGGTACACATACCGGAGGTGTCATTGGTAATGTCACTGGTAATACGACCGGTATACATACCGGAAATGTTATTGGTAATATAACAGGCAACGTCACTGGCAATGTCACTGGCGATGTTATTGGCGACTTAACCGGAACTGCTAGTAGGGTCAATTTGACTGCATTGAGCAATCAATCAAACGATTACAGAATTGTAATGTCGTTAGCTGCTTCCGGTAGTGCCGCGCTATATACAGAAAGTGCTATTGTATTCAATCCAGCAGTAAACGAATTACGAGTGAATAGAGTCAGGTGTCCGGAAATAGGAGGTATAATAATTGTAAATACCAACACACTTGGTGAGTATTATCCGATCTATGACAATGTACCTGATCTGTCTAATATTCAATCCGGAATGATTTTAATGGAGCCCCAAACTGGTAGCACGATAGTAGGTAGCTTGTCTACGGTAAATTACAGTAATATCATTACTCGTGTTGTAATTTATCCAGATTGGGGTTGCGTAGCTTATGCGAATACTAATTACAGTGGAACTGTTCGCATAAACATTAAAAATACGTTGTCTAAGCCAATGTGCATAGAACCTGCTGTCAACGACGCAATTCGAAGCATTAGAGTTTATTTAAATGATGTTGAACAAAATTAAATTCATGTAAATAAGTACAATTAATATAAA